GGTCTACTTCTATCGGCATATATCCGTGATGATATAAAAATACTAACCTATGCGCTTTGTGAACCTTTCCATCAAAACTTATGTGCAAACAGCCTCGTTTAGCCAGAGTTCCCGCTTTCATGCCAATTGGATAGCGTTTTGTTGGTTTTATTTTCCAATAAAAATTACCGTTTTCATACAAAAACAGTTCTTTTAAGTTTTCTTGCAATAAAATATCATTAGCCATATCAACTCCTGAACAGTTGGTTGGTTAGAACCCCACTAGCTTTGCCGAGCTTTTGGGGTTTATTTAAATGTTTTTAGCTTGTATAGCGTTGAATTAATCAAATCAGCTATTTCATCAACAATGTTGTTTAGTTCGGTGTTTTTGGGCAACTCTGGACGAATTTCTTTAACAAAATCTTTTAATGATTTCATGTATTTAACGGGATCATTAGCCAAATGAAAATCTTTGGGGTAACTTTTGATAATTTCATAAGCACCTTGATAAGATTCTGCATACTTATCTGTTAGCTCAACAATTTCATCGTAATATTCACCAAGCGCAACATGACAAGCATAACTATCTGTCATTAGGTGCATAAAATGAGCATTGGTTGCGCTATGTAACAGCGTCGATACAAATACGGCTGGATAGTCCATTTACGCCTCGTTTTCAATGGTGGCTAGGATTATTGTACATTGACCACCTGATTTAATCACGCCTCTTGTGATGGTGATTTGGTCAAGTTGTTCGTCATCGTCAAACACACCTGCGTCTTGCAAAGAATCAAGCAATCCTTTAAGCCTTCCATCTAAATCGAATTTTCGTCGGTCTTTAGGGAAAATTGTAATCATTGCGTGGAGTCTACTACTTCCGAATTTAGGAATTTTGTTTTCTGTTACATATTCTTGGATTGTTATTTTGTATTCTCGACCAGACTTGCCAAGCACCATCCGCCCCCTAAAGTTTCGATAATAGGTGTTATTGGACGGGGGAATTGGTAACTTCATTGTTACTAGCATTTAATTAAATCTCGCTCAAACAATTCGCCTATAGTCTTTCTGTGTGCCAGTTCCCAAAGCTCTACTCGCATTACTCTGTTTAAGTCTTTGCCTTGATCTATTTCGGTGTGACATCGAAAACATAATGATGCAATGCGGTAATCGTGCGCTTTAAGACCTCTGCCTTTGCCATCCCGCAACTGGTTGCTGTGCGCTGCAACAACCGTACCATCGTCTGCGCCACATAGTTGACAAGGTATTTCTCTGCAAGCAACTAGGAGTTTTTGGTTTCTATACATTGTTCAGCCCATTGTTGTAAATCACGACTAAGTAGCTGTATGTCTACAGCAATGCTTGCGGCTTCCTGATAATTATGTTTATTTACTGCCGCTTCATAATGTTTAAGCAAGGCTTTAATCGTAATAAATGATAGTGCGTAATCGTTCATCTAGTGAGCCTTTCTAGGTTTCTGTTGCTTGCTTCCAAAGTTCTGTACGCTTCAAACTTCATTCTTGCCGATTCTAGCCGCCATTTAAGCGTTTCAGCCGCTTCTGTTGCCTCGCCTATAGCTTTGCATAGGTTTTGGTATTCGGGGCTTGCATAGGCTGCTTTTTCTTGTCCACCGATAGTCGATTCTGATGATTTGCTCATCATAATGGCTTTCAAGCTGTGCCTATATGCGTCCAATTCGGCAACCTTGCCTTTAGCTGCACCATACTTTGGGGCGTTCTTATAAATGTACTCAATTGCGTCATTAGGGTCAAAGTCCATATTGTCCTTGAAATATCTGGCTGTGTTTAATTAACATTCTTTTCTTGTGTGACTTAGCACTACGTTCTTTTTGAGTAAATACAGGTGGCTTTGGTCTATCTGGATTGCTTCCCGCTTTATAAACTGGTCTAAGGTAATACCGCTTACCGATTGCGCCACGCTCGTAACCGCAGATATAGATACGCTTGCCAAACAGCTTAGATGTGCGCCTAAGCCTTGTTAGTACGCTTGCTGTGTCATCGTGCGTTAAACCTAGTGCGCTGCATATCTCTATTTTGGTCATTTCGTGTTGTTTAAGCAAAATTAGGATGCGGTCTGAAGTGCTACCCCAACTTCTTTGCACTCTTTCATTATCTTGCACATTTTGCTCCAAGCATCGTCCCATTCATGTACATCGTCTGCATAGCCTAGTTCTTTAGCTGCCGCCACTAGACGCTGATTAAGGTCTTTCAGCCGATTAATCTCATCGTTTAATGATTGCGCTTCAACTAAGGTAAATAGGTCTGGTTGGTTATCCATTGTTGCGCTTCCGTAACTTAGTTTCTATCGCTCGAATACAATTATTTACTGATTGCCCAGACTTTACGCAAATAATTGCTGCCTCGTGAATTTCTACATCAGTTAACCCAACCCAAGGCTTTTTGTATTCTTGTATATCGTCATCAATTGATAGGCTGTTAGGTCTATGCGCCATGTCGGATGTGTCCCATTGCTCTGTTTTCATTAATGCAATAGTCATAGCTTGATCTGCTGCAATAGCCTCCCAATCCGTTGCGGATACGCTTAAAACGCTATTAATGACCATTGCAGCGTGTTTTGCGAGGGGGTAAGGTGTTTCCTTATCTATCTCAATTAATGCGTTGTAAGCGATTTTGAGAGCTTCCCGTTCTGTAACTGGTACTTGCTTTTTCTTTTGCTGTTTACGTTCTAGCTCTTGCCAAGCAAATTCTTCTGGATCGTCAGTCATGCTTTTTCCCCATTGCAATGTCAACTTGTTGGTCAGTCTGTTCCTCAGTCACCATAAAAAGCTGACTTGTGTACTTGTTTAGCCATTTGTAGCGGTTTGCGTCTATTTCTAACTGTTTAACGTATTCTTCAAGTTCGTCAACTTCTTGAACCGTTAACCAAGATTTCTTAAGTTTTTCAATTAGCTTCATAGCAACTCTACTTTAATTTGGTTAGACCAATTAAGCTGACCCCAAATACCTGTGTGTTGTTTAGCAAGAGATAACGCATCTTCTACGTTAGATTTGTGTTCAGGCATTAGTTTGTAAACCGTGACGTACTTTCCGTTTACTCTACCTGTGTCACAAACACCCTTTAAAACGTGTTTAAACGCATCAGAAGCTATTAATCTGCGTACCTTGTTGGGATGTGCGTCTATTCGTTCCGCAATCTCAGCAGCGGTTAACCATTTGTCTACGTTTTTTAAAACTTGCATCAGCTCAATCTGGTTTTTCTTCACGTTTAATCTTTCCGTCTGGATAAAACAAAGTTTTTGCAATTCTGCTTGGTGCTGCTAATACGGTCATGCTGCCGGGTCTTACAAAGCGTTTAGGCGGGACATAAGCAGGTCTGTCAAACTTGCTTATAGTGTCTTTCTTTTTCATGCCAATTCCAAAGATTGTTGTGCTACTCGTTTATCTTGCAATGTTTTGTAGTCTAGATTTAGTTCGCAACCAAGGTATTTGCGTCCCAATTGTTGTGCTACTTGTGCCGTTGTTCCGCTGCCCATAAACGGGTCAAGCACAACGTCACCAATACGACTTCCTGCCAATATGCAAGGCTCAATCAATTCCTCTGGAAATACAGCAAAGTGTGCGCCTTTGTATGGCTTTGTATTAACCGACCATACTGACCTTTTGTTTGACATCTCATGAGACTTTTCCAAGCCGCCATGAGGCTGCAAGCCCGTACCTTCATTGTGATACTTGCCGTTTGTTCTATCCCGTGTACCCCAATCCTCTTTGACAGGCACTTTAATTGCCTCATTGTCATAAAAATACTTTTGTGATTTCGACAACAAAAAGATGTACTCATGTGCTTTTGTACAACGGTCTTGTACAGATTCTGGCATTGGGTTTGGCTTATGCCAAATAATGTCTTGGCGTAGATACCAACCGTCAGCCCTGAGAGCGAAAGCAAGCATCCAAGGGATACCAATTAGGTCTTTTGGTTTTAAAGATTTTATTATTTTTTTACCATGATGTATTTGGTGTTCTTCGTAGGCTTTATTTGTTCCAACACCATCACCCCATTTTTTATTACCAGCAGGAGATGTGTTGTAACTATCGCCAATGTTTACCCACAACACACCATCATCAGCCAAAATGTCCTTGACGCAACGGAAAACCTCTACCATTGCCTCGATGTATTGCTCTGGAGTTCCCTCTAGCCCAATCTGACCATCATGCCCATAGTCACGCAGCCCAAAATAAGGTGGGCTAGTCACACACATTTGTACCTTTACACTTTCGCTTGCCAATTGACGCATAGTGTCACGGCAATCACCAAATATGATCTTATTCATGCTGCCAGCCCGTGTATGCGTTTTTGGTGTTTTGTATGCAGGTCTGTCAAACTTGTCTATTTTTTCTGGCTTTTTCATAACACTCCAATAATTCTATTTAGTTAGCTTACTATATCTAACGCAGTTTTGTAGCATTTAATTTGATATAAGCTCAACTTTCCACCATTTTCGTGCCAAGTCTTTAGCTTCTTGGCCCATCGTTTATGGTCAACATTGCCGTTATCGTCCTTTGGTGCTTTAAACGCTTTCAAAGCGATTTCCGCTAAAACCTTATCAACTACCTCAGTCGGTGCTTTTGGTGCGTCCAAAGCGATTGTGGTGGGTCTGGGGGCTTGTTTGCACAAAGATTTAAACTCAATCAGATTTGGGCAACGATCAGGAAGGTTTTGCAATGCCCAACCAATAGCATTTAGGTTGTCAGCAAAAATACCAAGCTCATGCGCCCAGGCTGACTTAACTTCGTTAAGCGGAATACCGTTCCATTTGTTTTTAAATTCAGTCCCGTATGTCATTGACAGTCGGTCAAACAAACGCTCGACGGCAGCAATTGATATGCTCATTTTGCAATCCTCGGTACGTTAGTTTCCATTTCAAAAATGTCTTTTTCAAATGTTGGGCTTCTTCCCGCAGCTTGGTCAAACCATTCTCGGTTTTCTTTCACCCAAGGTTTTTCGGTAACGGATTTAGTTTTTGCGTTTGCATACCACTCAGCGTTAAAGGATTGCCAACCAGCTACACAACAATGCTCAAGTGCGTCATTTAAAGACAATCCCGCTTTTTGTGCTTCCTTTTCAATTCCACGCATAACTGTGTCTGTAACTGCTGACCTTTTTCCTTTTCTAAGCTGCAAAAAATCATCCCAGACAGATTGCAAAACGCCTTCTGGCGTAACTCTTTTAACTGGTTCTTGTTTAATGGTTAATGGTTTATGGTTATTGGTTAGTTGCACACTCGTTGTACATTCGTTCAACGGTCGTTCAAGAACCGCATCTTTACTTGCTTTGCGAACCTCTGCACTTTTCTTCCCAGCCAATGATGCAGACTTTTGCTTGTTTTTATACTCTGCTATTTGCAAGTCTGCTCTCTTATTTATCCATCCTTTTTCGGTCAAAATAAAGTAGTCGTTAAGCACCCGTTGAACGTCCGTTGAACAGTCGTTCAATCCAATATATTGGGATGGGTTATCTTCTGGAATGGGTTTTTCATGTAAGTAATACAGGTCAAGTAAGCGCCTGTAAATCAAGTCTTGCATGGGTGTCAAATATCTTGTGTGACTAGCGTAGTCACCGATATTGAATTGATAATAGTGCATAACTAACCTTTAAAAAAAAGGCTTCACCTGAACACTCAACCTTTTTTAAGGGTCTGGCAGGGTAGGTGTAACGACCTACTGAGTGTCCATGTGAAGCCTTGTTACGTTTATCACCCCTGCCAAGGGATGTACAAATATTAAAGCGAACAATCTAAAAAGTAAAGTGAGCCTCGATAAAGCACGATTTCCATTAGAAAATTAAACACTCAACTCTGGTGCGAAGCCTGCCAAGGAAACGATCAGAGCTGCTTGCATTAAAAATTGCGTTGCTAAAGCGCAATACCCACACAACTGAGTATTAAGTTGCTAAATAACCTCCGTCGAGGTGGGCAGCGTCAGCCACTTTTGACGCTATTCTTAATACTCATGTGTGTAGGTACTATGTATTTATTTCAATTCTACCCAAATGTCTTGCCATGTCGAGGGAAACATTTGCTTTCGTGTGTATTTACCGTCAGACGCTTTTTCTAAGCTGGCTGCAAGAAATATCATCTTGTCTTGCGGAATGCCGTTGTTGCGCCATTGCGACACAGCAGCCAAAGTGACACCGCACAACTTAGCAACCTTTGTTGTGCCACCTAATGTTTGGATAATTTCGCTATCATTCATGAAGGTATCTTAACATATTTAAGTTGACATACACATTTAGTTGTCTTAATATTCGTATTAGGCAATTACGCTTACAAAGGAAAAAACATGGAAGAAAAGCAATTTCAAGACGAATACGAACAACGCTTAGAGGAAGCTCTTAACCAAGTCGAGCAAGGCAACATTACAGACGATTACATGGCAATCATCCGCCATGCTTGCAACCTACCTAACCACTCACCCGCAAAACTTTTGCCCGTTATCTACAACTTTGATGAAATCTTTGGAGCACCAAAATGATTATCACAGGATCAAACTCAGACCGTAAGCAGTTTCAAATTGCACCCGCTGGTACGCATTTAGCCCGTCTTTACCGCATTATCGACTTAGGTACGCAAATGCGTGAGTATGAGGGTAAAGTCAACATGAGTCGCAAAGCAAAGTTCTTTTTTGAGCTGCATGGTGAGGACGCTGAGGGTAAACCGTTGCTCACATCAGACGGTAAACCCTTGATTCAGTCCCGTGAGTACACAGTAAGTCTTAACGAAAAAGCGAACTTGCGTCGTGATTTAGAAGCATGGAGAGGTAAAGCATTTAGCGAGGATGAACTTAAAGGTTTTGACATTAGCAACATTCTTGGACACTTTTGCATGGTTAACATTAGCCACCGCCAAAAAGGTGACATGACTTATGCAGACCTTAAAGGTGTTTCTGCTGTACCTAGCATTTACAAGAAACAAGGGTTGCCAGAAGGCATTAACACCACAATGTTGTTTAGCCTTGATAAGTTTGACGAAACTATGTTTGATTCGTTGTCTGAAAACATCAAGGAAACGATTAGAAAGTCACCTGAGTACCGAAGCATAGGTGAGCAATCTAAAGCGTACCAAGAGGCTTCTGGTGGGTCTGTAGCGGATATGGACAGCGATATTCCCTTTGCGCCTGTTGGTGGACGCAAGGTATATGCGTTTTAAGGAGCTTATCTTGAGCCAAACTGAAGAAGCTATTTTGATTTCTTGGCGGCTTCAGCAATGGTACGAGGGCATGGTTCTTGACCAGAGAGCCATGCAAGACGTACAGGACGCTATTGAAATGCTTAAAACCCTTGCTAAACAGGTAAACAAATGATTGTTAAAACAGCAGATTCAGAATCAGGACACTTTTACGCCCAAGACGGTAGCCCAGCTTACCGAATTATTGGCAAAAACGGTGTTGAACGTAACACCAATTTGCGTGACGCTAGGGAAAGAGGTTTAGTACCGTCAGTAACGACTATCAGCGGTTTGCTTGCGAAGCCCGGTCTGTCCAATTGGTTGCAGCAACAGGTTTTGTTAGCTGCGCTGACGTTACCCAGAGCAGAGGGTGAATCAGAAGAAAACTGGTTGCAACGTGTTATGTCTGACGCTAAATCTACAGGACGGGAAGCAGCAGACCGAGGAACTCGACTGCATGGTGTGCTTGAGAGCTTTTATGAGGGAAAGCTGATTGAGTTTCCTAACTACGTCTACAAAGTGCATTCTGCGCTTGAGAGTCACTTTGGCCCTGCCAATTGGGAAGCAGAACGCAGCTTTAGTTGGGGTGGATACGGTGGAAAGGTTGATTTGATAGCTGAAAACATCGTTGTAGACTTTAAGAGCAAAGAAGGAGATTTGAGTAAGATTACCCCTTACCATGAGCAAATTATGCAGCTTGCAGCGTATAGGATGGGTTTAAACAAGCCTACCGCTAGGTGTGCAAACGTCTACTTCACAGAAGCTGGTGACGTTCGACTGATTGAGCATTCAGAGCAAGATTTATCTGACGGTTGGGAGTGCTTTCAGTATCTTCTTGCTTTCTACAAAAAGAAGAACAACATATAATCAACGGGCGTAGGCTTTCTTTGGCTGTCCCTCCTCCTTAGAGTCATCGATTGCTTACGCACCCAAACATAAATACAACACTTAGGGTTTGTCCCTATAAAATAATGTTGCATTGATTGTTTAGCTAGCTTAATATCTAGTCATGGCAACAACGCCATTAACCCAAGGAAGAATCATGCACATATCACCAGAATCAGGAAGAAACGACCACATCCACGGTGACGAACAATATCGTGAGCATTTAGGTGCAGAAGCTGTTGACATCTACGATGTGATTTTTGCAATAGAAAAAGGTGGCAGCACAACTGACGGCACTAGCCATCACGAATGGATACATCACATCTGCGAGGGGGATGAAATCACTACCATTATGCAGCACATTATCAAAAATCGTCATAAGCCTGAGTTTGGCGAAATTATGAACGAAATTGAAGCAGCTATAGAAGGATGGTTGCCATGAAAAAGATTAGCCCATTTGTGAGCGAACAGAACAACCTTAATCGTGACAACTACGGTTATTTTGCAAACCAATCGCACTCTAACTGGACGCTGCGTACACCAAGAGTAAGTGAGCATGGTGCTTACGAACCCAATAGCGACAAGATACCTGTGTCAGCTTGGTTCGGTTCAGCGCTGTTTGTTGGATGTATCTTTCTTGCTATGTTTCTGTGAGGCTATGATGACCAAAATAGACGCTGTTTACCTGCACCTTAAAAAACATGGACACATCACAAGTTGGGAAGCTATAAAGCTATATAAAGCAACACGCTTGGCAGACATCATTTATAAGCTGAAAGGGCAAGGTTTTAAAATTTACACGCTCATGGTTGAGGGTGAAAACTGTAGGTTCGCACGTTACTTTATAAAGGATAGAAAATGAAAAAGTACATTATTGGCGTAGTGTTAGCCCTGTCAGCCTCCGCAGCTTATGCGGCTTGCGTAACTAACACTACGTTCTCAGGCGGCAGGATGATTGTATGCACTATTTGTTGTTATTCAGGCAACTGCACCACTACCTGTTTTTAAGCAAGCATTGAAGTCGATTTAACTTTTACTTGCGCTACACGGTTGAGCCAACCCGTACCGTATGTCTTAAACGAATCAAGACTGCGGTAAAAGGCTTCTTTTTCTGCACTAAACCTGTCAATAAGTTCTACAGGGTCAGCAGCCAAAACTGCTTTCATTGAGATTGGGCCTAACCCACCATCAGCAGGAACGCCTACCGCAGACTGCAAGAGCTTGATTGATCTGCCCGGCCCAGCATTGACCCCCATATCAAACACCATGTAGTCAATCCCGCTAGGTAGCTCGTCAGCACGAACAGCGTCCCAATACTTCTTTTTGTACAACGGTTCGACATCCGCAGGAGTGAGCTTTTTCATCTGCTCATGCGTGACTTGGTGTCCAATGTGCTGTTCCCAATTAAATTGCGTCACGCCAAGCATAGTCGAGCCTTTGCGCCCGTCTGGTAGCTTGTTGCCGTTGTCACGCTCATCGTCAGTAAAACCACCCTCACTAGCAAGCATTTGCTCAAACGCTTGTTTCCAATTACTTTGCATTCTCAATCTCCTTTGTTTTCCTACGTTCAACCATGTCAGCAACCTTTTCAACGGTTCTGCCACCGAAATAAAAGCTCATAATGATTATGCCCCATTGTCCCAACAA